GAACAGTCATGGCATAGATTTACATTCATGCTAAGCATATCGCTAAACTCTGAGTAGCCGCAAGACAAATGAAAATCAACGCCTCCAACAATATTCGCTTCACCCCATAAAACTAAATCATCATCACAACCAGTACATTTTCTATTTTCATTGATCGCCATTTTCAACTCCTAACTGTTGATTAATTCCAAATGCTCTGATTTGATGAGCAATACGCCAACACTCTTCTGCTTCTTTATTCTGACCGTGATTGTAATAATCATTGCCAAGAGTTTCCCATTCCTTCCAATTTGGAAGATTGGAAGTATCAACAATATATTTCTTATTCATTTAGATTACCCAATTCCCTTCATCATCTCTTTGTGGTAATACATCTGCTCTTGTATTCATAAATACAAGCTCTGATTTCTTTGTCCAAAAGTAATTTGACTTATGAAGCAAAGCCGGCGTGTATTCTTTTCTGAATTCTCTTTCAGCAATATCAAGACCAATTTTTTGGCATTCTTCACTCAAGCAGTATTCATAACCTGCTTCAAATCGTTCATCAATGAATTCTGATGAACAATAAATACATACAGCCATTTATTATCCTTTCAGTCGATTGATTTCTTCTAGCTGAACACAAATGGTACGGTATTGATTGAGATTTTCAATTCTCAATTCCTTGATTGTTTGCTTTAGCTCATTTACTGATTGAAGATCATCATTGATCATAATCAATTGATCAAGAAGATAAATAACTGTTTCTGTGTTTTCTTCTTTGTCTAACAACTTTCGTAAAGCAGTTACCAAAGGCTGTATTCGATCAAAGTTATATTCAATTTCAATCGTCATTGATTATCCTTTCGCTAGTAGTGAACAGATTTTCAACACATTCTTTGTATTTTTGTGTGTTGAATTCTCAACCTCGACATTTCTCATTAGCCAATTGTAATCTCTTCTCCGAAACGGAGGGACATTCATAGGCATTGTCAAATTTTCAAGCTCATTTAGTAATAATGACTTTGTGTAATCATCCATTCTTTTCTCTTTTCATTGGTAAACTGAAAACTGAAACTCACCAGCTGCCAACTCATCACACAAACGAGTAGCAATAAGCGCAGGCAAAAGCCTAAACTCACGAATATCGTCAAGAATAGCGATTTTTCCACGTCGATTCAGACGAATAACTTTGATCCTAACCAAAGACGAAAGCAATTCATGATCTTCAGCATTCCAATAATCACGATACGTTCTTTCTTTTGAATACGAACCGTAAGGCAAAAACGCATCAACTTTCTTACTTTCACGCTTTACAATTTCGATATCGGATTCGTCAATGAATTCAATTTCCAAATCGCCAGTCAATTCAAATTTAGTTGGCGTTTTAGCAAATTCAGAGTTATCTATTTCGATAATCTCAAACTCAAAGTTATCCATCACCGTTCTCCCATCTTTTCCTTGTTGTAATAAACTGGATTACCAGAACTAATATGCGAAGTGATATTTATTCTCTCATCCCCGATAGTAGCCGTATTATTCACACTACCACAAACAGTAGGGGAAACAATACGCTTACGCTGAGGACCAAACTTTGTCTTAGATACGTGAGTATCGTTAGGAAATGCGTAAATAATGTACTCATCATTACGCTTGAGCAAATACAAATGCTGTTGAGAAAGTAACTTAGCAAGAAACTTCATTCGTATTGCTTTGCCATTATCTAATACGGCAACAAATATTTGTTGATCGTTTTCGGTAATCTCAACCACTTGCTCAACTTTGCCTAAATACTTATTCCCATTAGATATGGAATAACCAACTAATGAGCCGAACGAACGCTTATTCATATCCTAACCCTTTCTTGTATCTGATTTTTTATCCGAACCAATACGCAGACAAAGACTATGATAAATCGTAATGAAATATCATAGTCAAAGTGTAAGATTATTGTATTTAGTAATGGCTCATCCATTAGGTACAGCCTACACCCTGAATAGGGTAAATGAAATGGTAGAGTGAATATTTCTTTTGGATTTCTTTTGGGTCGAACAATGACGTAGAGAATAGTCGGCAGCTCAGTCGAACCATCTAATTTCTTAGGTAAAAGATTAGCTAAAAATTTAGCGGCGACGGGGGGGATGTAACATTACAGCCGTGTAACTTATGAAGAAATGAAATAAATCATTATCTAATGAAACACCATGCGCATTTTAGCCAATATTTCAGAAAAATTTAATATATTTTTCGGAACCTATGTGTCTCTTTATAATATTTCCAATTTCAGGAGTATTTCTTAGAAATGTCAACGAGGTATTCTATCATTGAACCCTGGTACATAAACCTACCCAAATGCCCAATCTCAATCGCTGGATCGACCCAAATCTTACCACCAAGCTTTTGCCAATACCTACAGAATCCATAATCTTCAGATACAAATCTACCGTCATCATCCACGTAAGAATTAAAGAAGGCATATGTATAATCAAGTTCTTCACCCTTCAAGCTGCCGGTGTCATCTCTAAATTTTAATTCCGGATACGCTTCAATCATTCTTTCAAAGACTGATCTTTTAATACACATAAAACCAGTTCCGGCATCGTGAACAGATAATGCACCATTGTCTGTTTCAATCTTGTTTTCATTATGTCTAACTGGATTTACCACAAATCGTGTAGATTTCTTTAACAAATCATTTGAACTAACACCGTTATTTACATGACCGACAACTTTATCCCAGTTAATATCCTTGACTGGATACGCTCCGGTAATAATATCCTTATCGTGCCAAAGCATTTTTACAATATCTTCATGCTTATATTCAAGATCCACATCAAGAAAAATCAAATGTGTAAAGTGCTTGTTTGCCATAAACTTAGCAACAAGATTATTGCGAGCTCGATTAATAAGAGAATCAGTAATCGTGCTAACACCAAACTTTAGATTAATGTCTTTGTAGTACATAACACTCTTCATAAAAGACATAAAGAATGGTTCAGTTAATGAGCGATCATAACATGGAAGTCCAAACATTGGACACCACTTGCTAATATCTTCGCTTGATATTTCTATTTTTTGTTGTTCAATCTCTAATGACATGAACAAAGTATATCAAATAAAAAAGCCCCTCGCACTTTATGCGAGGGGCTTTTCTTGATTTCTTTATGGGCGATTACTTAGAAGTCTTTTCCTTAGACTTTACGCCAGCAATCTCGTTGCTCTTTACACCATCCTTAGTGACGGTGATAGCATCCATCACGCTAGCCTGAAAGTAAAGAGTTTCCTTTGCCGAATCAAAACGGATAACAATCTTGTAACCCAACTTCTTCGCCTGTGCGCGAATTCTTTGCTGCATTGAGTTATAAGCATTTCCTGCCTTAATTCCCATCAGGCTGAATGGCGTATTCGTCTTGGCAGACTGAACCAATGCATCAATAATTGCATTGAGTTCTTCTGATCTTCTTCCTGCTCTTGCGATTTCGGGAAGGCTATCAACCTTGTTGATCTTAATCGTGCTCATTTTTTTGCTCCTATGTTTTATTTGTGTAGGGTATCCCTACTTGGTCAAAAGCACACTACCACCCATAGTGATAGAAAGTGTGTCGGGCGTAAAAAATCTTATAATTTTTTTAATTGCCCTACTGAGCCGAGGTCAATTGTCCAATGTAATTCTTCAGCTTTTCGTTCTCAAGCTTAAGAATATTATTCTCGATAACAAGGTTTGCAATTTGCATGCCAAGATTCCTGATTACTTCTTCGTGAGTAACCTTTGTCTGTTCTAGAGCGCTTCCAACCATTTCATTCCATCCTGTTCTTCTTTTCCAAAACCGGATTCAAATTTTCCGGTATTTCCATTATACATTTGAACAGTGCCATATTCTGGTAAATCTTCATTTGCTTCCCAATTTTTATCCGGTGCCCAGATCTCAATATCAATTTCAGAATTTACCGCAATGTTTTCAACACATACAAAAGCTGCACCGGCAACAGCATCAGCTAAGTCTTTTGATCCAGAATTAGGGTGATCAATTTTATTATTACCAAACAACTTCAGTTTGAGTAACTCTTCCTCAACCAGCAGCTCATTCCAATACCCTCTTAATCGAGTATCATAAATAGCAGTCATTAGTGTGTCATAATCAGTTTTCTTTACGCTATGAAAATCTGCATTAATTCCTTGACCCCTAAGCCCCTGAATCATTTCAATTGATTGCCAACGGTCAAATGTAACCTTAGCAACATCAAATTTTCTACAGAGATCAACGATCATTTGTCGGATAGATGAGAAATTAATTTCTTTGTTAATTGATGCTTCCCATGAATACACAAGATCAACATTAATAATTGGCAGCTGCTCAACGCCATTTAATGTTTTGATTTCTTTTAATCCAGGACAATGAACCATACTAAGCGCAGCTCTGTCTCTCTTTAAAGCCAAGTCAACATGTATAAATCTAGTTTGACCATCTGTATTATTAAACCAGTTTTTAAAGTTACCTTCTTCATCAATTGGATCTTCAGAATACATAAAAGCTTTTCTTACAAGATCTGGATCTCTAAAGAATGCATCTTCCATGTTTGGTGGTTCACATTCAAAACGACTTCTTGCTTCAATCGGGTTTCTAATATATTCCGATTCTAATTGCTCTCTTTTAATCGTAGGATTAACTTCCCAAGTAGCGGCCTTTATAGACCATGTTTTAGGTTCATTCTTTTCTCTTGAGTTTATATATCTTTGCTGAATGAAGTCACCTTTATATCGAGGGAATGAAAGAAGAATAACCTTACCGATTTCTGGAAAGCGCGACATAATTGATAACTTACTCATGTTATAAATCGCAGATGCAGAGCCTTTTGATCTTGTTTCTCCACGCAATTCCGCATCAGTTTTAAAAGCTGCAATTTCATCCAAAATGATAGTCATCACTTCATAACCTTCCCAACCTTCACTTTCAGAGTGACCAGAGAAACATCTCACCGGTTTTGAGAAGAAAAATATTTCTGAAACTCTTGGCTCAAATCCAATCTTATTAAAATATGGTGAACGCAGCAATAAGTTTTTAAAAGGCTCAAAGAAAACTCTCTGAGCTTGCTGAGCATTAACAGCAAGGTTAAGCAAGTCTATATACACACCATGAGCCTTGCCATAATAAATTAGAGGGTCGCGTAAACAATGAATTAAATATACCGTATATGCCATTGATATTCTAGCGCAGTGGTCTTTACCAGATCCTTTACCTAACATGCATATAACTTCATTGTCTGTATATTTGTTATACCACTCCCTTCCTTTTTCCTCTCCGTACATAGCTATTAAAGTTCTTTCTTTATATATCTGTGTACTATGTCTTACGATTTCTAATTGAATATCAGAAAGCGGGGGTAATCCCAAAAAATTTTTATCTTGCACGAATGTTTGAATATCCACGGGAGTTTCGATAAGATCATCTTGACGCAAAAGCCTTTCAAAATCTGAAAACTCTAGGTTCATTCCTAAGAAATCTGTCATCTTAATCTCCTACACAATGGGGAAGGTATTGGTCGATTTGAGAAAAAAATACCTTTATGAGGGCCGTTTTGGGGTCTCATTGCATTATTGATCCGCGTTCATGATCTCAAAGGCAATCTCAAGCTCAGCCCGAACCTCGTTAGAAATTTCTGGATGTTTGGCGATTACATCTCTTAATACCTTTGAGAGAATCTGGTTTACATTCTCTGCTCGTTGCATTCTTGCAATATACTGATTATCTGTTGTGTTACCGCTGAGCAGTTTATGCAGCTGAGCCTTCTTCGTTGCCAGATCGCCGGCAAGCTTGATTGCCTGGATTCGTGCCGGAATCATTCCGTGGTCAGTTGCAATATTTACAGTTTCCCAGGCTTCTTTGCTTAACTGATCAAACTCTTGAAGAGCTTTGATTGTATTGAACTGCAATTTCTCAAGGAAATACGGATCTTCTTCTGCCTGTCTATTGAGAATCTTCTTATATTCTGCAATATAATTCTTTGCCTTCTCAATTGGCAAAGTTAATAGCGTAGCAATCTCATTATAGTTGTAGCCTTTGACATACAGCAGTCCGGCTTCTTCAACTTTCTTTAATTCGTCAATTAAGGTTTGAGATTGATATCTTTCAATATCTGACATAATCTATTTATATAGTCCTTTGAAACTTGCTCCCATGTCATATTCTGGTGAATATACTGGGCTGAAGCAAATGTCTTGGCAGACACTTCTTCGTAGTTATTTACCACATATAACATTTTATCACATAAATCATCAAATTTTGGCTTTGCCCAAGATCCGGCACCATAATATAAACCCGTCATCTTGTCTGTAGTCCATTCATAATCAAGAGGTACTGACATATAAGCATACTCTTCACAAGCTGTAGCATTTGTGCAGATGGTTGGTATACCCTTGGCTATGCCTTGAAATGGGATATTACCCCATCCTTCTCCGCTTGTTGGATACAATAAACAATCGCTTCTGTCGTAGATAGAACCGAGCTCTTCAACAGAAACTTCCCAATCAATAACTTCTATCTGCGGGTGGTCTAGTCTGGTTTTCATACCATTCTGAACCATTCTGGCATCTGCTGGACCATTAGATTTGTATATTAACTTATAGCTGC